CAGCCGCCGAAACCGGGCGCTGACGCGGGAACACCTCGCGCGGCTCAGGCGAAACGGGATGCGGGCGCGTCTGGTTCGGGTGTGAACGATGAAGGGCGGCAAAAGATACAGGCGGTGCGCCGTCTGTAAGATGATTTGGAATGTGAGCGCGGTGGGCGTATCGCCGAGGCGGTACGTCTGCCCGCGTTGCGAGAAGCAGAAGGAGCAAAAGAAACATGAAGGTTTGGGCGCAAGATGAATTTGATCTGGTTAAAACCGGGGCGGATGGCCAATACCGCTTTGGAAAGGGCGACTTCCGGCGGGTGAATATGCGCGGGCATACGCGGCTGATTATCGGAGCGGGCAGCCTGCTGGGCGAAGCCAACGTCGGGGCAAACAGCGAGATCGGCGCGCACTGCGACTTTGACGCAGGCGCGGTGATCGGCCACGGAAGCATCATCGGGGCGCGGTGCCATTTCGGGAAAGGCGCATGGATCAAGTCGGGCTGCATCGTCGGTCATGGGGTATGCTTTGGCGAAGGCGCGTTGATCGAACGCGGCGTGGAGCTGGAGGGCGGCGTCGAGCTTCCGGCAAGGTGCGATCTATTCGGCGTGAAGGATGTGGACGGGCGCACGATGCTGACCATTACGCCGGTTGTCGGCGGCACGCTGCATGCGTTTCGCGCGGACAGCCAGGTCTATGTCAGCCTGCCGGGACAGATTCGGCGGCTGGAGGAGTTCGAGCAGTATGCAGCGGATCAGGCGGCGTATGCGGCATTCACCGGAATGCGCGGGGACGAGGGCGAGGCCAACGAGCTGCTGGATGCGGCGAATTATATCGCGACACGGTTTCGCGAGGGGTAAATCTACTATTATATTGAGGTTTTGCAGGCCGCCGGACGGCCGACGGCCAACAAAGCCCCAAAAGAAGGTGAGGAAAACGAAAGTATTGGTAGCGTGTGAGGAATCGCAGACAGTATGCAAGGCTTTTCGAGAACGAGGGCATGAAGCATATTCCTGCGATATTCAAGAGCCATCTGGAGGACATCCTGAATGGCACATTCTCGGCGATGCGCTGGAAGCTGTCCGGGGGGGTATCGTCCGAACAATGGACGGGCAGACGCATGATGTAGGCAAGTGGGACATGCTGATCGCACATCCGCCGTGTACTTACCTGAGTAATGCAGGGGCAAACCGCCTTAGAATTAAAGGTATTATACAGAAAGAGCGAATGAAAAAAGCGAAACGGGCAAAAGCGTTTTTTCTTGCTCTTTGGGAGGCGGATTGCCCGCGTGTGGCTATCGAAAACCCGATTCCAGGCAAAATTCACAGGCTTCCGAGATACACGCAAATTGTTCAGCCGTACATGTTCGGCGACCCGTGGATGAAAACAACATGCTTGTGGTTGCGTGGTGTTCCGCCGCTTTTTGCGACGGAATTATGTGTACCAGAAGGAAAATGGGTAGAAACAACAGCGCACGGAGCGACAAGACCGAATAAATGGAAGACAAAAGGAAAGAGAGACGCAAAAGAAAGAAGCAAGACATTTCCAGGCGTCGCACGGGCAATGGCGGAACAATGGGGAGGTTGAATCATGGCGATTAGATTTCTAGGAGAGAAACCAACGCCGACACGGACAACCGAGACGCGGGCGGTCAAGAACTGGCAGAGTTTCGCGGAATTGTTTGACGAGCCGGATCAAAGTGACGCGGAGAAACTGGGATGGATTCGCGGAGAGCTGGAGACAGGTTATCCGCGCTTCTCGCGCGAGGATTACCGCGGGGCGCTGCGGTGGCTGATGGACTACATGGGCAGGAGGAAATCGGTATGAAATTAGGCGCGATCAAACGGTGCTGCATCGAGGAAAAGGAGTTTTATATTTATGAGAGCGACGGCGGCGAACAGTGGATCGGAACGCATACGGCGGCGTGGCCGGTCGAAGGCGATTTGAAGCTGACGGAGGGCAGCATTGCGGCGATTTTTGATCTCGCGCCGAAAAAGGCGGCGCAGATGGATATCCTCGCTCTGCCGCTGGGTTCAGGCTCACGCCTGTATGTAGCACCGGCGGTGGAATGGGACGCACAGGAACTTGGCATCGTGGAGTATTTGGGTGAGCGTTGCCTGCTGCTGACATGCCGCGGGCGGATGCTGGCCGTGGACATGGCGAAGGTCAAGGCGGCGCGATGCGCCGAGGACTACCAATGTATGAAGATCGGCATCAATACGGACGGCGAGCCGCTGGTGCTCGTCAAGGATGGCATGCTGACAACGGCGGTGATCCTGCCGGAGAGCGAGGAAGCGGTTAACGCGATTCGGGCGATGATCGGGCGCATGGCGCAGAGCTGCGGCCTGCTGGCCGCCGACGAGACGGACAGCGAAGAAACGGACGACAAAGAAGAATAACCAAAAGCAGCGGGCGGCAAGCCCGCTGACCCGTCTTGTATGGGTGTATGAACAACTCAACGAAAGCGATTCACAAAGGAGGCTGCGGTATGGACACAAGCGCGAGGGACTGCATGGTGCTGTTCGATACGTCGGTGGAGGGGAAACTGGCCTGCGGCTGGGACAGCGGCGTGCTCCACCAGCGGACGCGGACGGTTAAGGCGGGGCCGATGGTCTATGTGGATTGCTACCCGGTGTGGGACACGGCGCACGCGCGGGCGGCCAGCACCGAGGCGAAGAAGGAGGCGCACGCCAGGGCGCAGAAGCGGCTGGATGCGAAGAACCGGGCGAACAGGCTGGAGCGGCTGGTCAATGCGAACTTCGGCGCGGGGGACATCATGCTGACCTGTGAGTATCCGGCGGGGCGTCAGCCGGGGAGCGATGAGCAGGCGATGATGAACCGGGTGAAGCGGATGCGCAGCCGCCGCGGCCTGCCTGCGCTCAGGTATATTTACATCACCGAGCGGACGGAGAGCGCGGCCTACGGCGTGCGCTGGCATCACCATGTCATCATGTCCGGCGACGGGCTGACGCGCGAGGAGATCGAGGAGAAGTGGACGAAGCGGCACGGCGGCTTCTGCAACACGCGCCGCGCGCAGCCGACCGAGCGCCATCTGTCCGGCTTTGCGCGATACCTGACGATCAGCAAGCTGGAACGCGAAGGGAAGAACCCGCAGCAGAAAGCCGTCGGGCGGAGCTGGGGCAGCAGCATCGGGCTGAAAGAGCCGGCCGAAAGCGTGGCCGACAAGAAGATCAGTGTTCGCAAGGCGGGGCGGGTGGCCGAGACGGTGGCGGACTTCGGGCGGGCCAAGGAAATCTTTGAAAAACTCTATCCGGGATGCGAGCTGCTGGAGATCGGCGCGAAGAAGAGCCGATGGGCCAGCGGCGTTTATGTACACGCGCTGATGCGCCGGGTGGATGAAACGGGGAGGACGCGATGACGGACGGGCAGGATGTGCGCGCGCTGCTGAAAAGCATCGGCGGCCTGAAGCGCAGAGTGGCGGAAATGGACAGGCAGGTCGAGCAAATGCGCGACATGAACGCAGGGGCATACGCCGAGGAATTGGGGCGGCTGGCGGAAGGACTGCGGGCGGAATATGCTCATGCGTTGGCGCTGATCGAGGCCGTGCCGGATGCGGCCGGGCGCGAGGTGCTGGAACTGCGCTATCTGTCCGGGCTGACGTGGATGCAGATCGCGCGGCGCATGGGCTATGAGGAGCGGCAGGTGCGGCGGATTCATCAGCGGGCTTTGCGGTGTGCGGCGGATGTCCGCGCGAAAGGTGACAGGGGCGACCGCAAAGCCCCAGTGTGAAATCGGCGGCAACAGCCGGAGACTTTGACCGCCGGGCGAAAAGATGTCCGTTCATGTCCAACTCATCTTTGATACAATAACGGCATCGGGCAGCCAAGCGAGCTGCTTGGTGTCGTTTTTGGACATGGAGGCGAGAGCATGAGCGATAATCCGCATTACAACGGGGCGCGTCATCGGACATGGGCGGCGAAGGTGCTGCGGCGCGCGGGCTATCGGTGCGAGGAGTGCAGGCGGTACGGGCGGACGGACAAGGACGGCCTGCCTGTGCACGCGACGGTGGCGCATCACATTCAGCATCTCGACGAGCACCCGGAGCTAGCCTATGATCTGGCGAACGGCCGGGCGCTTTGCGAGGCATGTCACAACAAAATGCACCCCGAAAAGGGCGGAAAATCGGCGCGTTTCCAGCGCGGCAGGCGCACGGTTTGAAGCAATCCCCCCGCGCGCGAGTTGTTGAAGGCGGGGGGACAGTGACCGGGAGGGGGCGATTCTTCCCTCTCCGAGCCGATTTTCAAAGTTTTGCGGGAGGAGGTCGTCTGTGGCGAAGAATTACACGCTGGCTTTGCGGAAAAGCATGAAGCAGCTGGGCACATACCGCCCGGAGTACGAGAGCGCGATTGCCATCGCCGCCCAGCTGATGGAGCAGTACGACACGCTGACCTGCGCCTTTGAGGAATCCGGCTGGGCGTATGAGACGAGTACGGCGACCGGCACGAAGAAAGCGCCCATTGTGACCACGCTGGAGAGCCTGCGGAAGGACGTGCTGGCGTATCTTTCGGCGCTCGGCCTGACTCCGGCGGGCGCGAAGAAACTCGATGCGGCGGCGACGGCGAAGGCGCAGGAGGATCCGTTGATCGCGGCGCTCAAGAATCTGGGCGGATGACCGAGCGGCAGCGCGCGGCGCTGGCGGGGCTTTCGGGCAGGCGGGCAGCGTGCATCCGGGCGTATGTGACCGATGTGCTGGAGGGGCGCAAGATTGCCGGACGGGAGATCGTGCTGGCCTGCGGGCGCTTTTGCGATATGCTGGCCGCCGACTACGACGTGAACACGAACGATGCGGATTTCGTGATTGACGTGATCGAAGCAACCTTCAAGCACCGGCAGGGGCAGAGCCTCGACGGCAAGCCGCTGCGGGGCAAGCCGTTCCTGCTGGAGCCGTGGGAAAAATTCTGCATCTACGGCATGCTGATCTTCTTTAGGCCGGGCACCATCGAGCGCGTGGTCAAGGAGGCGTTTATCTTCATCCCGCGCAAGAATGGCAAAACGCTGGTGGTGGCCGCGCTTTCATGGGCGCTGGGTTTGCTGGAACGCGCGAGCGGATCAAAGGTCTATGTCGTCGGCGCAACGCTCAAACAGGCGATGGAGACGTTCGACAGTTGGCGCTACAACGTCGAAAAAGGGCTGTATCGCTCGGAAAAGGCTGCGCGGGCGGCAGGCTGGCGCATCCTCGATAACAACATGGAGCACGCCATCGAGCGCGACTTCCCGGATGGCTCGCTGTCCCTCAACGCGCTGGCCAGCAATCCGGACGGACAGGACAGCTTCAACGCGAACATCATTATCGCCGATGAGCTTCACGCCTACAAGAGCGGCAAGCAATACGACGTGCTCAAGGAAGCGACAAACGCCTACACCAACAAGCTCGTCGTCGGCATTTCGACCGCGGGCGACAACGCGACGGGTTTTTGCGCCCAGCGGCTGGATTACTGCGCGCGCGTCGTCTCCGGGCAGATCAGGGACGACGGGTATTTCATCTTCATCGCGCGGGCGGATCAGGGCGAGGATGGCGCGGTGGATTACACCAGCCCTATCCAGCATGAAAAGGCCAACCCCAACTACGGCGTGACCATTCGCCCGGAGGAGATTCTGTCGGCCAGCTTGCAGGCGCAGAACGACCCGCAGGCGCGGAGCAACTTTCTCAACAAGCGGGTCAACATCTTCACCAACAGCCTGCGCGCGTATTTCAACGTCGAAATGTTCAAAACGAGCGACAGTGTGGCGGGCGAGGCGCTGGGCATCGACCCCGCGTGGCCATTGGAGCGCAAGCTCAAGGCGCTGGCGGCACTCAAGGGCGTGAAGTGGTACGGCGGCGCAGACCTCTCCAAGCTGCATGACCTGACCGCCGCCGCGCTGCATGGGCAGTACAAGGGCATTGATATCGTCGTGCCGCATGCGTGGTTTCCGCTCGTGGCGGCAACGGAGAAGGCCGAGGAAGACGATATTCCGCTGTTCGGCTGGGCGGAGGACAGCTGGCTCGATCTGTGCAACGCGCCGACGAACAACCATCAGCTCGTGGTGGAGTGGTTCGTCGCGATGAAGAAGCGCGGCTTCCGCATCCGCGAAGTCGGCCACGACCGAAAGTTCTGCCGCGAGTATTTCATCGGCATGAAGAAGGCGGGTTTCAAAATCGTTGACCAGCCGCAGTATTTTTACAAGAAAAGCGAGGGCTTCCGCCACATCGAGGCGGCGGCGCGCAACCACAGGCTCTATTATCTGGGCAGCGAGGCGTATGCCTATTGCGTGCAGAACGTCGCGGCCATCGAAAAGACGGACGAGATGGTGCAGTATGAGAAGGTGCAGCCGAACCGCCGCATTGATATCTTCGACGCGGATGTGTTCGCGACCGTCCGCATGCTGGAGGATATGGGCAAGACCGACACGGAAGGATGGTTTGATACATGAGCAGACACAGAAAACAGGCTCGCCGGAGCCGGGATGCGCCGAGGAGGCAGCGCCGAAGCGCGGCCGTGGCGATTTGCCCGGATGATTCCTGGCGGGTGCTGATTGCCGACGGATACAGGCCGCTGACGCAGTGCCCGGAGGTGATGATGTGCGTGAACGTGTACGCCGAGCTGATCGCCAGCATGACGATTCACCTGATGGAAAACGGCGAGCATGGCGATACGCGCGTGAAGGATGAACTGAGCCGCATGGTGGATATCACACCGAATCCGCTGATGACCCATCAGGGATTCATGGAGACCATCGTGCGCACGCTGATGACCGAGGGCAATCAGGTGACGCTGCCGGTGTTCGCGGGCGGGCTGCTGATGCAGCTTGATCCTGTGCCGCCCTCGCGCGTGACCTTCGTGCCGGAGGGGCGGGGGTATCGGGTGAACGTCGGCGGCGCGTCGTTTGCGCCCGACGAGGTGATCCATTTTGCGCTGAATCCGGATCCGGAATATCCGTGGCGCGGCATGGGCTATGAAGTGGCGCTCTTTGACGTGGTGCGCTCCATCCGGCAGACGCAGGCCACGCGGCAGGCACTCATGGAATCGCCCAAACCGTCGATTATCGTCAAGGTGGATGGTTTTTCGGAGGATATGCAGAGCCCGGAGGGGCGCGCGAGGATCGCCGATAAATACATCAGCGACAGCGAGAACGGCCGACCGTGGATCATCCCGGCGGAAAGCATGAAGATCGAGCAGATCAAGCCGCTGACGCTTTCGGATTTGGCCATCGACAAGAGCCTTGAGCTGGATAAGCGCAGCATTGCCGCCATGTTCGGCGTGCCGCCGTTTCTGGTGGGCGTGGGCGAGTTCAAGGCGGAGGAATTCAACTGGTTTGTGGCCAACCGCCTCATGCGCGTGGCGCGCGTCATCGAGCAGACGCTCACCCGCGCGCTGCTGCTTTCACCGGCGCGGTATTTTCGGCTGAACAGTCGCAGCCTGACCAACTACGATTTGGATAAGTGCATCAGCGCAGGCCGCGAGATGGTGGATCGCATGGCCATGGATCGCAACGAGTGGCGCGATTGGGTCGGCCTGCCGCCGTCGCCGAAGATGGAGGAAATTCTGGGGCTTGAAAACTACATTCCGGCCAATCGGCTGGGCGACCAGAAGAAGCTGGTCGGCAACGAGGAGGGAGAACAGAACGAAGACCAAGTGGCAGACCCGAAGCCTTCCGGCGACGTTTAACGCGACGCAGACGGATGGCCAGCGGCGGATCGAGGGCTATTTCGCCACGTTCAGCGGGGTATACGACATGGGCGATGGCTTTACGGAACAGATCGATCCGCATGCGTTCGACGATCAGCTCGGCGGCGACGTCCGTGCGCTGATTGACCACGACACGCGGCTGGTGCTCGGCCGGACGTGTGCCGGAACGCTGACCCTGCGCGTGGACGAGCACGGCCTTTGGGGCAGCATCGCCGTCAACGAAGGGGATCAGGATGCGCTCAACCTGTATGCCCGTGTGCAGCGCGGTGACGTGAGCCAATGCTCCATCGGTTTTGATATCACCGAGGAAGAACAGATTCGGCGCGGCGACGGCTGGCATTTCACCATTCGCCGCCTGACGCTCTATGAGGTGAGCGTCGTCACCTTCCCGGCGTATGAGGATACGGGCGTGGAGGCGCGCGGAAGGAGCGTCAAGGCCATGCGCCGCCGGGCGCTGGAACAGTGGAAGAAGGACATGAAAGGGAGGATTCATCATGGCACTCAGAATGATTCTGAACAGGCGTAAGCAGGAGCAGGTTCGCGCGCGCCTTGAAACCGTCAAGCAGAAGGAAGGCGAGCTTCGTACCCGCCGCGCTGCGCTCAAAAAGCGCGAGGAGGAGCTGGAAAAGGCGCTCGACGAACTGGATGAGGCGGCGAGTGAAGCCGATCAGCAGGCCATCGAGGCCGAAACGGAGCAGTTTACCGCCGATGATACCGCGCTCACCGAGGAAGAGCAGCAGATCAAGCAGGAGCGCATCGAGGCGGAAAAGGAGCTGGCGGAGCTCGCCCGAGAGATGATCGAGCTGGAGGCGGCGCAGACCGCCGCCGAACAGGCCGAAGCCGAGGAAGAGCAGAACGCGGCGGATGACGAGAACGAGGAGGAGAACAGGAGCATGAACAGAAGGATGACCACCCGCGGCCGCCGTTTTGACCGCATGAGCAGCCAGCAGCGCGGCGCGATTGTGGCGCGTAAGGAAGTGAAGGACTTTCTGACCCGCGTGCGCGCCATGAAGGGACAGACGCGCGCGGTGACGGGCGCGGAGCTGCTGATTCCGACCGTGGTGCTCGATCTGGTGCGCCCGAAGGTCGAGGAGACCAGCAAGCTGATGAAGCACGTTCGCGTGCGCCATGTGCCCGGCAAGGCGAGACAGAACGTGATGGGCACGATTCCCGAGGCCGTGTGGACGGAGATGGTCGCCAACATCAACGAGGTGGCGCTGGCCTTTAACGGCGTGGAGATGGACGGCTACAAGGTTGCGGCCTATGTGCCGGTGCCCAACTCCATTCTGGAGGACGCGAGCGACGTTGCGCTGGCCGGTGAGATCATCGACGCGCTGGGGCGCGCCATCGGTTTGGCGCTGGACAAGGCGATTCTCTACGGCACCGGCACGCGCATGCCGCTGGGCATTGTGACCCGCCTTGCGCAGGATGCAAAGCCGTCCACGTATTCCGACGATGCGCGCGCGTGGGAGGATCTGCACACCACCAACATGGTTTCCATCGCGGATAGCAAGAAGGGCGTGGCGCTCTTTCAGGAGATCATCACCGCAAGCGGCAAGGCGAAGGGCAAGTACGCGGGCGGTGAGCGCTTCTTTGCGATGAACGAGGTCACCTTCAACCGGTTGCAGGCTGAGGCGCTGAACATCAACGCGGCGGGCATGATGGTCTCCGCGATGGAGCATACCATGCCGGTGCTCGGCGGCGCGGTGGAGGAGCTGGAGTTCATCCCCGATAACGTCATCATCGGCGGCTATGGCGAATTGTATCTGCTCTGCGAACGCGCCGGAACGGATATCGCCGTCAGCGATCAGTATCGTTTCATCGAGGATCAGACCGTATACCGCGCGACGGCCCGCTATGACGGTATGCCCGTGATTGCGGAGGGATTTGTGGTCATCGGCCTGAGCGGCGCAACGCCGACCGCCGACGCGGTGACCTTTACCGAGGATAAGGCGAACAAGGGCACCGCGAAGGAGTAAGCGTGGATATGGAGATGGTGCTGGGGTTGGTGAAAGCCCGCCTCAACCGCCCGCCGGGCGACACGGCGCTGGATGCGTACTTCAAAAAGCGCATCGAGGGCGCGGCGGCCAAGTTGAAAAGGACGGGGATTCACCTGACCGAAAGCGCGGACGATATGATGCTCCTCGTGGATTACACCGTCTGGCAATACCAGAACCGTGATAAGCCGGGCGATATGCCGGACTGGCTGCGCCTTGACCGGCGGGAAAGGTGGCTGGCGGATTGATTCTGGACAGAGGCATTGCGGAGATTTTTGCCCGCAGCAACATGGCGCCGAAGGGCGAAAAGCCGATTTGGACGGAGACCCTGCGCTTTCGCAGTTGGTATGCCGAACTGAGCTTTGAAACCTCGCCCGTCTGGCAGACGGAGCGGCGGCTTGCGCAAAAAGCGGACGCGCGCATCCGCATCGCCCAATGCCGCGAGATTCGGCAGGGCGACACGGCGCATCTTAGCGGCCGCGTGTATACCATTGCCCGCGCGTATCACGGCACGGACGAGGAGAGCGGCGAGGACATTACGGATTTGACGCTGGAGGAGGTGACGGCCGCATGACCCTTGCGGACATTCGCGAGTTGGTGCTTGCGGCCGATCCGGACGCTTGCGCCTACGAGAGCGACAGCACCGGGGAGGATTACACCACATGGCAGCCCCTGTGGCCGATGAATCTGCTTGTCGATAATCGCTATGCCGACGGCTGGCATTTCGTCATTGATCGGTTCACCCGGATGCAGGATGACCCGATAACCGCCAACATCCGCGCCGTGCTGGATGATGCGCCCGGCGTGGCTTACGCGATGGAGATCGACTACGAGCAGGAAACGGGCTTTCTCCACATCAGCTTCACCTGCGACGGGGTGTGACATGGCGCAGTTTTCGACGGACGGCATCGACAGCATTGCCGAAGAAATGGCGTGGATGGGCGAAGCCGCAGGAGAAACCGCCGATGAAATGCTGCTGGCTGGGGCGGAAGAAGTCAAACGGGCGTGGCAGGAGACGGCGGAAGCGCACGGCTATCATAACAGCGGCGACATGATCGAATCCATCAAGGCGGATAAAGCGCCCAAAAGCGACGCGGACGGCGTGCGGAAGATTGACGTTTACCCGCGCGGGCAGGATCACAAGAAGAAGCCTGTGCGTAACGCCGAAAAGGCGTATCTGCTGCACTATGGAACGAGCCGCATCCGGGGTTCGCATTGGATTGAAGAAGCCGAGCAGAAGGCGCTTCCAACGGTGCAGCAGGTCTTCGAGGATATTTGGGATAGACATTTGAAGGGAGGATAAAGCATGGCATTTGTCGGCCTTTTGTATGCCGTCGCCGCGCCGATTCAGCAGGAGACGGACGGACAGCCCATCATCTACGGCAAAGGGCAGGTCGTCGGCGGCATGATGACCGCCGAGATCAGCTATACGCGCAATAGCAACCCGCTCTATGCGGATGATCGCGTCAAGGAGGAGGATAACTCCATCACCGGCGGCACGATCAAGCTCGGCGTGGACGACGCGAGCGACGAGGCGCGCGTGATGTTGCTGGGCGACGTGAAGGAAGGCGAGGCGGGTGAAGAAACCTACCACGAGACAGGCGAAAGCGCGCCCTATGTCGGCACGGGCTATATCCGCGTGCGGCGCAAGGATAACAAGACAAGCTATATCGCCTACTGGGTGCATAAGGCGATCTTCGGCCTCGGCACGGAAAGCGCCAAGACAAAGGGGCAGAGCATCGAGTGGCAGACCCCGACGCTGGAGGGCAGCATCATGGGCGTAAAGAACAACCCGGCGCTGCAGGTTCGTTTCCGCGAACGCAGGATGTTCGCCGGGGAGAGCGAAGCGCGCGCATGGATCGACAAGAAAGCGGGGATTGAAGCGTGATCGAGATTCAGGTTGGCAAGCGGACATTCCCGGTTCGGTTTGATTTGGGCGCGTGGATGGAAATCGACGAGCGATTCGGCGGCCTTGACCAGATGGAAGCGGATAAGACGGTGAAGGCGCGAATCGCCTGTCTGGCCATTTTCGCCCGCGCGGGCGCGCGCTATTGCGGCGGAGAAGCCCCGACGGAGGAATACCTCACAAAGAACCTCAGCCCGAAGGCGCTGGCGCAGGCCAATCGGCAGGCGTCCCGCGCGTTTGTGGCGGGCATGAAGCGCGAAATGGCGGAGGACGACGACGAGGATATCGACGTGGTGGCCGAAAAACTCAAAAAAAAAGAAGCGCGAGCCTGACTGCCCGGCGCTGTGCGTCCTACGCGCTGATTGCCGGCGTAAACTGGCCGGAAGCCGAGCGCATGGCGCCGGGTTTGATTATGGATTTGTATTTGGCGCGGCGGGCGTATGACGACGATCAACACGGGATTCGGCGTACGCGCACGGGCGAATGGGAGGATTAAATGGCGGTCAAGAGAGAAATTCGCACAACGCTGGCGCTTGACGGTGAAAACGAGTATAAAAAGGCGCTCAGCGAGGCGCAGCGCGGTCTGCGCGTGCTGGGCAGCGAGCTGAAGCTCGCCTCTGCCGAGTTTGAAACCAACGGCGATAAGCAGGCGTTTTTGACGGCCAAGAGCCAAACCCTCCGGAGTGAAATTGCCCAGCAGGAGGAGATTGTCAAAAGCCTTGAGGGCGCGGTGAAGGACGCGGGCGAGAAATACGGCGAGACGGCCAAGGCGACCGACGATTACCAAATCAAGCTCAACAGCGCCAAGGCAACGCTGGAAAAGATGCGCCGCGAATTGGATGCGACCGATCGCGAGGCGCAGGATCTGGGGCGCGACAGCGTGCGCGTGGGTCGCCAGTTGGAGGACGGCATCGGCGACGGCGCGGATCAGGCCAAGGAAAGCCTTGAAAGCATGGCCGCGCAGATGAAGCAGAGCCTTGAAGAGATCAAAAGTTCGTCGTTCGTCACGGCCGCCGGGTCGGCGTGGAATATGGCGCAGGGGGTATACCAGAGCGCAAGCAGCTTGGTTGAAAGCACCCGCGACTATCGAATGACCGTTGCCAAATTTAAGCAAACCGTTGAGGATAATGGTTTTGATTACGAATGGGCACAGGAGCAGGCGAACGAGGTTGCAGGCATCACCGGCGATCTGGAAAGCGCAATGGCAGGCGTAAAGGCTCTGACTGAAACGGGCTGGAATACGGACGAGATCACGACGGCGATTGATAATATCGTCGGTGCGTGCCTTAAATACGACGGCACGACGTTCGACGGCCTTGCACAGAGTATTCAGGAGACCATCAGCAAGGGCGAAGCGACGGGGCAATTCGCAAAGGTCATTGAATCCATGGGTTACGACGTCAATGAATTTAACGAAGCCATGAAGAATGCGGAAACGCCGACGGGCAAGCTGCAAGTTGCGCTGGCTTATCTGACCGCCAACGGACTGGTTGAAACGAAGAAAAACTTTGAACAGAACAATGAGCAGATTATTAAAGCGCGGACTGCAAGCAATCATCTGAAAGAAGCATGGGCTGATTTGGCCGAAACGCTTGAACCGCTGACGACATCGGGAATTTCCACGTTTACGGAGCTGATTAAATCGCTGAACGTGGCGCTCAAGGATGGGGCGGTCGCAGGCCTGCAATATTTTGATAAGCATGTGCTCACATTCCTGAATTTCAGTGACGAGGAAGAAGCGGCTATTAACGAGGCGACGTCGGGCTTGCAGGATCAGATGATTTTGCTGGAAGAGCAAATTCTCGCAGCGTATGCGTCGGGCAATGGACAACTGGCACAGGAACTAATCCAGCAAAAGCAGGAGTTGCTCAAGCAAAGCGCCGAGGCGGCGCAGGCCGCGCTGGACGGTGTGGGCGACAGCCTTGAAACCGGGGGTGACACTGCGGCGGGCGATGCGAAGACGGTTGGAGAAAATCTGAGCACGGGCATTGGAAACGGCATCACTGAAAAGGAAAGCGTGGCCTTGGCGGCGGCGCAGACGACGGTGAACAACGTTGCGGCGGAGCTCGGCCAGCTCAACAGCATGGTTTTCAGCCCGACGGTGTCCATCGGCAGCCCGTTCACCCGCGGCCTGTATGATCTGCCGACGCCATCCGGCGGCTCGACCAAGGGCGCGGACAAGGTTGGCACACAGTCCCTCGCCGTCAGCGTGAACGTGGATGGAAAAGCGATGGCGAAAGCGGTTTTCCCGCATATCGACACGCTTCAGGGAACGGCCGCCGCCCGAAACAATGCGTAAGGAGGCGAAAAACACTTGAGATTTTGCGGCATGGATCTGTGCGGCGTGCATCCGGCGCTGTCCATCGAAAAGGAATATCCGCCGGGAATGCCCGACCGGGATGTGTATACCATCGCGGGCAGGGATGGCGAAACCGCCGTTGGGTATGCCGTCGTGCAGGGCGAATACAAGGTGAACGTCAACATCGCCGCGCGCAGACGGGAGGAAGGCTGGCGAATCCGGGGGCTGTTGGCCGCCTGGGCGATGGCTTCCGGGCAGGATACGGGCGAGATTGAGCCGACGCATTGGCCGGGCGTGGCGTATGACGGAATCGTTAAATCCATCAGCACGCCGGAATTTGTCTTCGGTTTCGCAAAGGTGGAGGTGATATTTCTGGTTCCGCGCCCGTATGCGCATGATCTGGCCTATACTTCGGCGACGGGACAGGGCAAGGCGACGCTTTCCATCGGCGGGAGCGCGGTGTGCCGCCCGGCGATTACCCAGACGATGGCGGCGGCGCGCAGCGGCGTGACGTGGATGCTCGACGGGCGGGAGGTGCTGCATATAAACGGCGCGCTTTCCGCGGGGCAAAAGCTAGGCGTGGATTTCGCAACAGGCGCGGTGACGCTGGATGGCGCGCATATCGAAAGCCGCCTCGATGTGGACAGAAGCAACTTTTCGGCGGATTTCAGGCCGGGGGTACATGGACTGACCAGCGACGACGGCGGCAGCCTGACGGCAAGGTGGCGATGCGAATGGGCGTGACGGTGTATATCTTCGATGCGAACCGCCGGATTCGGCGGGTTCTGCCGGATGTGACCGAGCTGCTGCATACGGAGAGCGACGGCAAGCTGGAGGCGGTTTTCCCGCAGACAGCGGGCGCGACGCCGGGCGAAGAACTGGGGTTTTCCTGCGTGGACGGACTGTTCCGGCTGTTCACCATTGACAGCGTGGAGCACGACGATCACAACGGAACGGCCATCGTCACCGCGACGGACGCGGCACGCGCCGAGCTTCAGGACACCGTGACGCTGAACGTCGAGCTGGAAAGCGCGACGGCCATCGAGGCGGCGCGGCAGATTCTCACCGGACGCGGATGGCGTATCGAGGGCGGCGGCGGACGCAGCGAGAAGGTGGCGACCGGCTACACATCCGCGTGGGCGGCGCTGAGCGATTTGGAAAGTACCCACGAGGTTCGGGTGCTGCCGGGTTACGCCATCAGCGGCGGCGTGGTGATGGGCAGGCTCCTTGTGGTGACCGAACGGACAAGCACGTTTCGCGGACGCATCTTCGAGGCGCGGCTGGATGCGACGGATATCGCCATCACGCACAGCGAGCGGCCGATCACCCGCGCCTATGGCGTTGGCGCGGCGACGGGCACGCAGGACGTGCCCACGCGCATGACGATCGCGGATGCGGCATGGAGCAGGGCGAACGGCGACCCGGCGGATAAGCCGGCCGGACAGGCCTACATCGACAACCCGGACGCGCCGCCCGGCGCGCTGGTGCGCGAGATGATGGTGCTCGATGAGAACGAGACGGACGCGGTCAAGCTGCTTGAAAAGACGTGGGAGAAGCTCAAGGCACGGCAAACGGCGCATGTCTCCGGCACGGCGACGGTTGCCGATGTGGAAATGCAGCCGGGAATGGAATACAAGGCCGTCCGGCTGTATGACCGCGTGGCCGTCATTGCCCGCAGCGGCGAAAAGGTGATGGCGACGGTGCTGGAGATCAAGCGCGACTATGTGCGGCCGCATCTGACCAAGATCACCATCGGCGAGGAAGATTTCCAGCCGCGGACGCTTTCAAAGGCGGTTGCCGCGCTTGCCCGATCGGAAATCGCATCGCGCGGACGAAGTGCGGGCGCGAGCAATAAAATCATCCAAAATGCGGCGCTGATTCAGCTCAACGCCGAAGCGATCCAGATGAACGCAAAGACGATCCTCATGCAGGCCGAGGATATCAAGCTGCGCGCGACCAAGGAGGAGGTCGAGCAGCAGGGCGACCAGCAGAACAAAAAGATCAACGCGGTTTCCATCGACCTGAGTGCGGCGAACGCGCAGATCAGGCTCAAGGCCGATCAGACGGTGACGGATGCACTCGGTCAGCGCGTTTCCGCGGCGGAAATCGCCATCGACGGCGCGAACAGCAAGATCACGCTCAAGGCGGACAAGATCGACCTTGACGCGCTCATCACCAAGGTCAACGGGCTGACGACGGGCGGCGTGAAGGCGAAATCGCTCTACACCGAAAAGCTGATCGTCACCAACAACTATGTGCATATCGGCGAAAAGGACGGCTCGTGGAAGACATACACCGCCGTCACGGATTTCACGCAAGCGTCGGGAGAGTCGGCCCCTTCGGCTGACGCGACCGTTTTCGCGGCGGCCATCGGCGAGGGGGTGACCCGAACGCCGGAGGCGGGCGAGACGATTGCCTTTGGCGGCGCGGCGTAGGGGTGACCCTGCGCAAAAATAGCCTGCTGAACTGCTGGAATATCCTGAAGCCATTCGGCCACAGCGCAGGGATGAGAAACGCCCAAACGCGACGGGAAAAAATCGAATGGATTGGACGATCAGCAACGAAGCCCTGATGAGGGGAACGCTCACAGACCAGCCCGGCGGGGCGATAGGGAAACCGAAGCGGCAGGCCCTCGAACGAGGTGAAGATATGGTCGAGCCCCGGCGAAAGCCGAGGGGAAGATGCGCTGGATATTATGGCGGGCGGCAGCGGCCCACTGCTACAGGGAAACGAATACACCGGATCGCTTTACGAGCCGGGGACGAGCGAAACCTATCACCTGCGCGGCAGCGAGGTGTATTCCGATCTGTATTACGCCAACGGCAGCGTGGAGGCGCTGACCGGGTACGGCGTCATCAATTCAACGCTGTACACCAAGAGCGGCAGCACATACAAGGAGCTGCCGTATAAAAAGTATTATGTGAACGGAACCGTCAAGACAATTTACAGGCGCGGAAACAAATACCCCGATACGCTGTATGTCAGCGGCGGCGACGTGACGGTGCGCAGGCAGGGCGATTTGATGAAGGTCGCGCTTTATTACGGGGGAACGCAGCGCGCCAATTTGAAGCTGGCGACGTTCACCACGCGCGAGGTGACGGCACTTGGAGGGTGACGATATGGATATGGCGACACATTTGCAGGCGATTTATAACACGCTCGACGAGATTGAGGTCAGGGGACACGCAAATGTCAAGCGGATGAGCCTGTGCATGGATTATCTGAAGGAGCTGCGCAACGAGGCGATGAAGGGAGACGCGAACGATGCTGCTGCGGGCGAAGGCGAAAAAGAGATGGCCGATTAACTGGGTTTCCACCGCGATGGCGATGAGTCCCGGCGAAATATGGATTGATATGCCGTTTGACGGCCGCTTGCCGGAGGCAGCGAGGGCGTTTGACGGATGCGAAACGCTGACGGTCTATGCTGATGAGAACGATCAAACGGGAACGGTGTATGCGGGCTACACCAAACTGACGCACATGATGCTCGATACCTCGCTGACCCTGCGCCTGCGGAAGGAGGAAGCGCATGCAGCCGATCACGCTTGAATACAGCGCGGATATCCTCGTCGGAATCGGCATGACGGGCATGCCGAGCCTGTTCGCGATGGGCGATAAGCTGGCGCACGTGCTGCGCGTTCGGGTGAAAGCGGGCGGAGAACCGGTCGATTTGACGGGATGGACGGTCACCGCCAGCGTGGTTCGGCAGGATCAGGCGACGGTGATGATGGCGGGAAGGACGGTCGGCGATGCGGCGGAGGTGACGCTGGAGGCGCCCTGCTACAGCCAAAGTGGCGGGTTTACGCTGTCCGTGGCCATCGGCAGGGAGCAGCAGCTCATCACGATTTTCTGCGGCAGGGGTGACGTGACGCGCACCCGGACGGATTCGCTCGTTGATCCCGGACACACCATTCCGTCAGTGGATGAAATCATCGCGCAGTATGGGCTGATGAAAACCGCCGTTCAGAACACGGACGCGGCCGCCAAACGGGCGGACGATGCGGCGAGCAACGCACAGAAGGTTGCAAACGACGTGCAAAAGAAGCTCGACAACGGGGAATTTGTCGGCGCGCAAGGCCCGAAAGGCGAACCCGGCGCGCAGGGACCGAGGGGCGAAAAAGGGGACACCGGCGAGCGGGGGCCGCAGGGCGAAACCGGAGCCACTGGCCCGCAAGGGCCGCAAGGTGAAACGGGTGCGACCGGCCCGCAAGGGCCGCGGGGCGAGACCGGAGCCACCGGCCCGCAAGGGCCGAAGGGCAAGGACGGCGAGGTGACATTTGAAAGCCTGACGGATGAGCAGAAAGCGTCGCTTCGGGGAGAGCCCGGCGCAAAGGGAGAGAAAGGAGAGAAAGGCGATCCCGGCGCAAAGGGCGAGAAGGGGGAGAAGGGCGACCCCGGCAGGGATGCGCCGCAGGAAGCGGTGCTGTATACGGCGCAGACGCTTAATGATGCGCAAAAGACGCAGGCGAGGGAGAACATCGGCGCGGCGGATGCGGCGATGGTCAGTCAGCTAAAGAGCGATAAAGTCAATCAATCCGACGCACTGACGTTAGAAGAGATTATGGCAAGCACGGACTTGTCTAAAAAAGTCGCCAGCGCCGAAGCGGTTAAATCCATAAAAA